GCCAGTACACGATTCTGAAGTTGCAACTATGGGTGAAAACACGGACATTAGTGACCAAACCAATCATATCCATTATGGTGAGGTGATCCGATCATTTAGGTCTCTTGTTAAGAGGTATGTTTTTAGCGATATCGTGCAAACGGTCGCTTTTGCAAACTTATACATGTCGAACCAAAATTATCGGAGCGCCATGCCTAGGAATGGTGGTTTTGTAACATTGGGTACAGCACCCAATCATACTATTTCGGGCACGCGTAATTATTCATACTGGCAAACAAATTATTTAACCTTTATCACACAGGCTTATGCAGGATGGAGAGGAACAATCCGTCATATGTACAAGCAAGATCAGTTTGAGAATGCTGAGCATACTTATACTGTTGTACGCAAGCCAGAAGATTTAGGTGATAATGACCTTTTTACTGATACAGGTTCTACTTTGCTACCAGCAGCACACCAAGAACTCATTAATGATATGATCAAACGTGAGTCAGCTGGTCAAGGAGCTATGATGCTAAGTTCAGGGAACAACGTGTCAGCAGTTTTTGAGGTCCCATACCAGAAACGTTTTAGGTTTTGTCCAGCACGTCAGAATTTGGAACCCGTTAAGGATATTGATACATATCAAAATGGATATTTTGTGAACAGGACAGCTTTTTACGATAGTACAAATGCAGCATCGATCCCGTGCTTGCATTATGTTGCGGCTGGTGAAGATTTCACCACCTTCTTTTTTGTGGGATGCCCCCCGGTATACCGGGTTGTTTCAGAGCCAGTTTAAGATGGCTCATTTTTGGGGACAGACACCCCGTTACAGAAAATGTAGTTTAGAATTGCACTAGCAGGAGTAAGCAATCCGTATCACTTACGCAACATGACACATTGGTGTCAAACCGCAAGAAGTGATCGCCTGGAGAATGGCCCTTCAGGACGGTGCTCACGAGACGAGCGTCGGTGGCCGGAACTTTTGAATTAACTTGAACACGGTTTTTTCCTTCCAGTTCCGGCTGGGAGGTTTTACGTGGTCATAATTTCAAAAGATGCGGTCAGGTTTTTTGTGTTCTATTCGCAAGAGTTTTATGGGGAGAAAATCCATGCAATGCTCTTGCGTCTACTGGCC